GGAAAAAACTATAAAGTAAATGTGTATGAACTGCCAAATGGTGGAAATGTCTATGGTATAACTCAACCATTTGTTATTAATTATTTGCAAATGTACCAAGAATTTCCCACTTTGGCATCGATTGGAAATCCTGTTAGTAGTATTGTATTTAATACAAATTTAATTCCTGTTGTTGGATCATTACAATCTAAACCAGTTAATTTTAATGCACCAGCATCAATAAGCGATCAATCAAGCAATTCAACAGTAACAAATATGTTAACGGATATTGTAGTCGCAACAGATTTATTTTCAGGATATAAGCCTAATATAATATACAATGCTAATCCATTTAGATTAATAAGTCTAGTTTCAAATCAACCTTTAAGGAATTATGATATAAGTGTATATTATAAATTACATACTGGAAATTTAAGACAATTCCTTTTAAGCCCTGGTTCCTGTTCTAGTTTAAAAATATTATTTGTTAGGAAAAATGCAAAACATATATAATACAATTAATAATTTTATAAAAGAATTTATTTATTATCTTTATTAATTATATATAATATGTCTACTGATTTTATTCCCACTCTTGTTGAAGATGATCGATTAATCCTTACATCAAAACTCCCATTTGAAATATATCAAGGTGCCTCCTCTGTAAGTCCGCAAGTTTTTGCTGCAAATACTCAGACTGGAAGCTCACACACTTATACTGTTACTGTGCCTAGCTATGAATCGATAACAGAGATGAATATCATGTACGACGGTGATATGGTATTTACTATTATTGGTAACCCTGGTGCTGCTGCTGGTCGTCTTGTAAATCTTGGTAATGTTGCTGGCGCTCCTTCTACGGATTGTTTTGCCCCCTTCCCTTTTTTACAAAATATTATTGTAGCATCTGCCACGATTAACCAAAGTCAAGTATCCGTAAACTGTCAAGACGTATTACCCGCTTTACTTAGTTGCATCGGTCGTGAAAGCCTATCAAAATATAACGATATGACTCCTACCATGTTAGATAACTGCCAATCTTATACACAAGCTGGATATGTTGGTTCCTCTGCATCAGTTTTTAATCCTTATTTGACTTCTGGTACTGATTACAGACAACAAGGACGAGGTGCATGGAGAATTAAATCTATCACTGGTAATACCGCTGCTAATGCTGTACAAACTGTAGTTGTTACAGTTCACGTTACAGAGCCTCTTGGTGTTCTTTCTCCCTTCTTGTTTGCCAAGCCTGGGGCTGGTATTTCAGGCGTTCAAGCAATCAATTTTAATTTAACTTTAGATGCTACAGCGTCTAGGGCTTGGCGTACTACTTCTGTTTTACAAACTTCTGTTACATGTGCTTATCAAAATTCAAGATTATTGGTCAATTTCTTGTCTCCTAAAGCCTCGCAATTAGTTAAATATTCACCGAGAAATATTCTTCCTTATTCTCAACTATCTGTTTATAAATCTAGTCCTTTTACTCTTCCTGGGGGAAGTGTTGGGGGAAAGATTAATTCTCCATCAATTCAATTATCGTCTATTCCAAAAATGGCACTTATATTTGTTCGTCCTACTAATAGAACCAGTAATACTGCAGATTACGTCTTACCAATTGATAAAATAAATATTAATTTTAATGGTCGTAATGGTCTATTATCAGGAGCAACACAACAGCAATTATATGCGATGTCTGTTATGGCTGGTGTAAATCAAAGTTGGCAAGAATGGTGCGGAGCTGCTGCTTTAGGAGGAAATGTAAATGATACTTCTGTGGGTACTTTCTTTACTCAAGGTGGTGTCTTAGCTCTTCAGTTCGGCCGTGATATAGAATGTTCTAACGAATACGACGCTCCATCGTCTATCGGTCAATATAATTTTGCAATAAATGTTGATTTTACGAATGAATGTGGATCTGCTGGTAATGTTGAACTTTACATAATTTTGGTTAATAGCGGTTTTCTAGCGTCTGAGCGTGGACAGAGTAGCAGTTTTGTAAGCATCGTCTCTAAAGCAGATTGCATGAGCGTACTTAATGACGTTCCACTGTCTGATGTTGAAAATAGCCAAACTTTACCAGAATCAGGAACAGAAGCTTTAACAGGTGGAAGAAGACGAGTAGGACGTGGTATTAGTGGAGGTGGTCCAAGTGGTGGGGCTATGCATGGTATGGCTAGGTCTGCAGGTGGTATGCGAAAACTTTCTTCTCGCTTGATGTAAGTTAATTATTTTTATTGAAATTTTTTATTATATAATATAAATATACACTTTGCAAATAATCCTATAGGATTATTTATAAAGAGCTATTAATAAAGATAAAAATATTTTTATCTTTATTAATAGCTCTTTATAAATAATCCTATAGGATTATTTGCAAAGTGTATATTTATATTATATAATAAAAAATTTCAATAAAAATAATTAACTTACATCAAGCGAGAAGAAAGTTTTCGCATACCACCTGCAGACCTAGCCATACCATGCATAGCCCCACCACTTGGACCACCTCCACTAATACCACGTCCTACTCGTCTTCTTCCACCTGTTAAAGCTTCTGTTCCTGATTCTGGTAAAGTTTGGCTATTTTCAACATCAGACAGTGGAACGTCATTAAGTACGCTCATGCAATCTGCTTTAGAGACGATGCTTACAAAACTGCTACTCTGTCCACGCTCAGACGCTAGAAAACCGCTATTAACCAAAATTATGTAAAGTTCAACATTACCAGCAGATCCACATTCATTCGTAAAATCAACATTTATTGCAAAATTATATTGACCGATAGACGATGGAGCGTCGTATTCGTTAGAACATTCTATATCACGGCCGAACTGAAGAGCTAAGACACCACCTTGAGTAAAGAAAGTACCCACAGAAGTATCATTTACATTTCCTCCTAAAGCAGCAGCTCCGCACCATTCTTGCCAACTTTGATTTACACCAGCCATAACAGACATCGCATATAATTGCTGTTGTGTTGCTCCTGATAATAGACCATTACGACCATTAAAATTAATATTTATTTTATCAATTGGTAAGACGTAATCTGCAGTATTACTGGTTCTATTAGTAGGACGAACAAATATAAGTGCCATTTTTGGAATAGACGATAATTGAATTGATGGAGAATTAATCTTTCCCCCAACACTTCCCCCAGGAAGAGTAAAAGGACTAGATTTATAAACAGATAGTTGAGAATAAGGAAGAATATTTCTCGGTGAATATTTAACTAATTGCGAGGCTTTAGGAGACAAGAAATTGACCAATAATCTTGAATTTTGATAAGCACATGTAACAGAAGTTTGTAAAACAGAAGTAGTACGCCAAGCCCTAGACGCTGTAGCATCTAAAGTTAAATTAAAATTGATTGCTTGAACGCCTGAAATACCAGCCCCAGGCTTGGCAAACAAGAAGGGAGAAAGAACACCAAGAGGCTCTGTAACGTGAACTGTAACAACTACAGTTTGTACAGCATTAGCAGCGGTATTACCAGTGATAGATTTAATTCTCCATGCACCTCGTCCTTGTTGTCTGTAATCAGTACCAGAAGTCAAATAAGGATTAAAAACTGATGCAGAGGAACCAACATATCCAGCTTGTGTATAAGATTGGCAGTTATCTAACATGGTAGGAGTCATATCGTTATATTTTGATAGGCTTTCACGACCGATGCAACTAAGTAAAGCGGGTAATACGTCTTGACAGTTTACGGATACTTGACTTTGGTTAATCGTGGCAGATGCTACAATAATATTTTGTAAAAAAGGGAAGGGGGCAAAACAATCCGTAGAAGGAGCGCCAGCAACATTACCAAGATTTACAAGACGACCAGCAGCAGCACCAGGGTTACCAATAATAGTAAATACCATATCACCGTCGTACATGATATTCATCTCTGTTATCGATTCATAGCTAGGCACAGTAACAGTATAAGTGTGTGAGCTTCCAGTCTGAGTATTTGCAGCAAAAACTTGCGGACTTACAGAGGAGGCACCTTGATATATTTCAAATGGGAGTTTTGATGTAAGGATTAATCGATCATCTTCAACAAGAGTGGGAATAAAATCAGTAGACATATTATATATAATTAATAAAGATAATAAATAAATTCTTTTATAAAATTATTAATTGTATTATATATGTTTTGCATTTTTCCTAACAAATAATATTTTTAAACTAGAACAGGAACCAGGGCTTAAAAGGAATTGTCTTAAATTTCCAGTATGTAATTTATAATATACACTTATATCATAATTCCTTAAAGGTTGATTTGAAACTAGACTTATTAATCTAAATGGATTAGCATTGTATATTATATTAGGCTTATATCCTGAAAATAAATCTGTTGCGACTACAATATCCGTTAACATATTTGTTACTGTTGAATTGCTTGATTGATCGCTTATTGATGCTGGTGCATTAAAATTAACTGGTTTAGATTGTAATGATCCAACAACAGGAATTAAATTTGTATTAAATACAATACTACTAACAGGATTTCCAATCGATGCCAAAGTGGGAAATTCTTGGTACATTTGCAAATAATTAATAACAAATGGTTGAGTTATACCATAGACATTTCCACCATTTGGCAGTTCATACACATTTACTTTATAGTTTTTTCC